CACTATTCCGTAGGGCAAGAAGTTTATGGAGGACATATAATATGTGATATTATAGAAGAAGAACATAAATACCTTGTTTATATTCAAAAAAATAAAGAGGTATTGCCATGGAAAGAGTTTAATAAAAACATGGCTATTACAGTAGAATTTAATTTAGAATATTAATGCAGCATACACATTGTTATATTGTGCAACCAATAAACGGTAGATACAATAACAAAAAAAATATTGATAATAAAGAACTTATACTAAACGCTTCAATTGAAGATCATAAATTTGTAAATAGAAATGGATTAATAACAGCATTACCTATTATTAATGACAACGAATATTTACAAGTTGGAGATGAAGTGATTATACATCATAATGTATTTAGAAGATTTTATGATGTAAGAGGTGTAGAAAAAAATAGTAAAAGTTTTTTTCAAGAAGATAAATACTTCTGTTATTACGATCAAATATTTTTATATAAAAGAAACGGTAAATGGCATACGCCTCCTGGATATTGCTTTATAAAACCAATTTATAATTCAAATAGTTTAACAGGTGAAAAAGAACAGTCTTTAACAGGTGTTTTAAAGCACCTAGGGGACGATTTAAAGAGCTTTGGTTTAACAGATGGAGATTTAGTAGGCTTTACGCCAAATAGTGAATATGAGTTTGTTGTAGACAATCAAAAATTATATAGAGTACCAATCAATTCAATTTCAATTAAATATGAACGCACAGGATCTGAAAAAGAGTATAATCCAATCTGGGTATAAAGCAGTACATGAACTAATAAGAGTTGCTGAAGAAGAAATTATTGTTGATGGGGGTGAAGATGAGCTTGCCGCAGATAGACTTAAAAATGCAGCAGCTACTAAAAAACTAGCAATCTTTGATGCTTTTGAAATTTTAAATAGAATTGAAGCTGAAAAAAATTTAATGGAAAACAAGCCGGTAGAAAGCAGCGAAAGCTTAAAAGGTTTTGCAGAAAGAAGATCTAGATAATGTACGAACAATATTTAGTAAAAACTGTTACTCCAATAAAACCTAATATTATAAAAAAAAATAATAGGTATAAAAAATGGGAATACGGTTATAACAAAGAACACGATATAATAGTTATCAGTAAAAACGGCACAATAGGTGAAATTATTGAAATACAAAATTTAGTAATTGCATTACCCCCTGTACCAAAAGAATTTCAAAGCACTGATAATAAATGGGTTGCAAGTGAGTATCCTAAAGATTTAAAAAATATTAAAAGTATTTTTGATTGGGAAACTTATCCTGATACATTTAAAGCAAAGTGGTACCCTTATATAGACGAAGAATTTACACGAAGAGAAGACGGTTATTGGTTTAATAATAATAATAAACCAACTTATATAACTGGTTCTCATTATATGTACTTGCAGCATACTAAAATTGATGTTGGTAAGCCAGACTATAGAGAGGCTAATAGATTATTTTTTATTTTTTGGGAAGCATGCAAATCTGATAAAAGATGTTATGGCATGTGTTATCTTAAAAACCGTCGTTCTGGTTTTAGCTTTATGGGATCTTCTGAAACTGTTAATCAAGCTACAATTACTTCAGATGCACGTTTTGGTATACTATCAAAATCTGGAGCTGATGCGAAAAAAATGTTTACTGACAAAGTAGTACCAATATCTGTTAACTACCCATTCTTCTTTAAACCAATACAAGATGGTATGGATAGACCTAAATCAGAATTGGCATATAGAGTTCCTGCATCAAAGCTTACAAAAAAATCTATTGTAAAAACAAGTGAGATACAAATACTTGAAGGTTTAGATACAACTATTGACTGGAAAAATACAGGCGATAACTCTTATGATGGTGAAAAATTAAGATTGTTAGTACATGATGAATCTGGTAAATGGGAAAGACCTGATAATATATTAAATAACTGGCGGGTAACAAAAACAACATTACGATTAGGTAGTAGAATTATTGGTAAGTGTATGATGGGATCTACATCAAATGCTTTAGAAAAAGGAGGTTCTAACTTTAAAAAATTATATCGTGACTCAGATGTTACAAAAAGAAATCGCAATGGACAGACTAGCTCGGGATTATATTCTTTGTTCATACCTATGGAATGGAACTACGAAGGATACATCGATTCTTATGGATACCCTGTATTTGATACTCCAGAAGAACCCGTCATTGGAAACGATGGGGAATACATCGATACAGGTGTTATAGAATTTTGGGAAAATGAAGTTGAAGGTTTAAAGCATGATAGCGACGGATTGAATGAATACTATCGTCAATTTCCTAGAACAGAGGAGCATGCATTTAGAGACGAAGCTAAGAATAGTATATTCAATCTCAGTAAGATATACGAACAAATTGACTTTAATGAAGATGCGATTAGAAGTGGGTTAGTTACAAAAGGATCGTTTGCGTGGGAGAATGGGGTTAAAGATTCAAAAGTACAATTTACACCAAACCCTAACGGAAGATTTTTAATATCATGGGTACCGCCTAAAAACCTGCAAAACAATGTAATAGTAAAGAATGGTATTAAACATCCAGGCAATGAGCACATTGGCGCTTTTGGATGTGACTCATATGATATATCAGGTACAACTGATGGACAAGGGTCAAAAGGTTCTTTACACGGGTTAACAGTATTTAGTATGGAGGATGCTCCTCCTAATACATTCTTTTTAGAATATGTAGCAAGACCTCAAACTGCTGAAATATTTTTTGAAGATATGTTAATGGCAATTGTTTTTTATGGAATGCCAATACTAGCAGAGAATAATAAACCTAGATTATTATATCATTTAAAAAGAAGAGGTTACAGAGGGTTCTCAATGAACCGCCCTGATAAGATTTGGAATAAGTTATCTGTAACAGAAAAAGAAATTGGTGGAATACCCAATACGTCAGAAGACATTAAACAAGCGCATGCAGCAGCCATTGAAACATATATAAATAAATATGTTGGATACAAAGAAGATGGTAGTGCTGGTAATATATATTTTAATAGAACATTAAATGACTGGGCTGGGTTTGATATAAACAAAAGAACTAAATATGACGCTAGTATTAGCTCTGGGCTCGCTATTATGGCTTGCAATAGGCATTTATATCATCCTAAACCAAAATACGAACAACAAGCGGTAGGTATACAAATAAAAAGATTTAACAATAAAGGAATGCATTCGCAAATAATAAAATAAATATGGCTGAATCATTATTAAAAAGTTCATTTCCTAGTCAAATAGCTAGTGATGCAGAGAAGGCCAGTGAAGAATACGGGCTTAGTGTAGCTAAAGCTATTGAGCATGAATGGTTTAAAAGAGATAGCGGTGCAACTCGTTTTTATTCTAATAGAGACGAATACCATAGATTAAGACTTTATGCAAGAGGAGAACAATCAGTAAAGAAATATAAAGATGAATTATCTATTAATGGTGATTTATCTTATCTTAATTTAGATTGGAAGCCTGTACCTATTATACCTAAGTTTGTTGACATAGTTGTTAATGGGCTATCTGATAGAGAATTTGATATTAAAGTATTTTCTCAAGATACTGCAAGCATTAAGAAAAGAACTGATTATGTAGAATCTGTGTTAGCAGATATGCAGACTAGAGAAATTTCAGACCAGATTCAACAGCAACTTGGTGTTAATGTGTATAGCAATGACCCTGAGAAGCTTCCTGAGAATGAAGAAGAGTTAGCACTTAGCATGCAACTAGATTATAAAGAGTCTATTGAAATTGCTCAAGAGCAAGGTATTCAAACAATTCTTAATTTAAATAAATACGATCTTATTAAAAGACGTGTTAATTATGATTTAACTGTATTAGGAATTGGTGCAACAAAAAATAACTTTAATAAAGCAGAAGGAATTAAATTAGAGTACGTAGATCCTGCAAATTTAGTTTACTCTTATACTGAATCGCCATATTTTGATGATATATATTATGTAGGAGAAGTTAAAAGCGTTACTATTAATGAACTTAAAAAACAATTTCCTGAGTTAACAAATGAGGATTTAAAAGGTTTAACAAAACAAGGTACACAAACTTCTGCTGCTCATAATAAATTTATTAATGAGGATAGTACTTTAGATGCAAATACAATTCAGGTTTTATATTTTGATTATAAAACATATAGAAATGAAGTATTTAAAATAAAGAAAACTGCTACAGGTGCAGATAAAGCTTTAGAAAAAAATGATCAGTTTAATCCTCCAAAAGATAAAAGAGCAGACTTTGAAAAAGTATCAAGATCTATAGAGGTAATTTATACTGGAGCTTATGTATTAGGTGTTAATAAAATATTAAAGTGGGAACTTGCTAAAAATATGATTCGCCCCAAAAGCGATACATCAAAATCAATGCTTACTTATAATATTGTTGTACCTCGTATATATAAAGTAAGAATAGAATCTTTAGTTGGACGTATTACAGGTT